ATGCCTTGGGCATGAGTTCCGGGAACCTCTTTCTGTCGCTCTATTGAATGCAGTGTCGGGTGTCTGTATCCACTAGTAATGACGAAAGGAAATCCACAGTATGCCCTTAACTCGTCTAACTTCTCTAGGAACTCTTGTTCCATGTTGTTGGTGCCTGATTCCTGACAAGAGAATTCTTCTCTGGTGAAGTACTTAAGAGCCATCTACTATTTCTCCTTCAATAATGTCAGGTGTTGACACTTCAGCAGTACCTACTCCACTAATGTTGATCTGTATAGCGTTTCTACCGTTGTCTTTTACTACGTCTTTTTCAAAAGCACCTACAGGTAGTATACGGTCCATCACAAGTTTCCAAGCAGCAGCTTGATTCTTATGGTCATCGTCTAAAGCAGCATCAAAAATAGTCTCTAGCACTCTACGTGACTTAGGAGAAGCCAACATACGTGCCTTGTATTCGTTGATTATCGCTGCGTCACCTTTTGGACGACCTACTACACCCTTGTTACCTGGCTTTACAGCAGCAACTTCTGACTTACGGGGTCGTCCTCGACCTCTTTTTTTAACAACTTCGGTCAAATCGTACCTCACGACGGCTATAACATAAATTATACCTAATTACAACTATAGTATAACATAAGTTTACACAAAAGTCAAGTTATTTTTTAGTTAATTTACAAAGTAGTAGTTTTACTAGTGTAAACAACAGGTTACATGAGCAGTAATTACCCTTCTTTTTTCTAATTTTGACCTATTTTGTACATGGGTGGCTACTACTATAATAATCATAGCGCAACAGGGGCCCCCTCCTTGAGTTTACAATAGCAAACCAAAGAAGTCAAGTGGTAGTTTTTACAGTTGACACGGGTTGCAACTCATGTTAACCACTGGAGTTGGCACGGTTATTGCATGAGGTGCCACACGGGAAACCTGGCATGGAGTTTGCATGGGTTGACAAGTGTGTGAGCTTATGTTGGTCCCTCTAGTTGCTACCTTTGTTTATGTGCGCGTGTGCGAATACAATAGTTACCAGGTGTTGTCAATGTGAAATAATACCACAAATGATATGTTGACACGAGTGACAGATTCGGGCCTAATGAAGTCATCAGCAACCAAGACGGAGTAACACAACATGACAAAGAATCAAATTAAAAGCATCATCAACGGCGCAATGAGTGAACTGTATCCACTGCGTCACCTTGGCAACTATGACGTACTTGAAGAAATGTTTGAGTATGAGAAGAAACAGCAGCGCATCATGAACAGCGCCGCACCTTATGGAATCAAACCTGATCCGGTCGCGTTAGTTGCAAAGTATTTTGTTGTTAAGCATTTAATCAATGCGGTAGAGAATCCGCAACACTTCAGGCCACGCGACATACTACACTGCAAAAAGTCTTACCTGTTAGCTCATGCACTAGTTGACTCATATCCTGAAAGCGTGACAGCGAAGGTTCGCCAGATGTGCCGACACGTTGACTTGTCAGAACTTGAGTACACATGCGGTGAGATTATCCAACGAGAAAAGGAGTACGCAGCATGACACTAAAAGAAATTCTAGAGGCGTCAAGGCGTCTTGATAACATGACCGACTCTAACGATGTTCTAAAGGAACTTAGTAAGGTTGTCACTGATGACAATAAAGAGAAAGAAAAAGAAGAGGTTAACAATGATTAAACTCTTATTTATCAACGGAATTATCTTAGCGTTTAATGTCGTAGCAATAGGCGCATGGTCAATCTTAATCACATTGGAGGGTATAGCATGAACCCAACACTAGTAGACATACTGATCTTATTTAGCTTTGTCCCTATATGGTTCCTTATCTTTGACGCTTACGAACGTTGGAACGATCCAAGGGCAAGACGTAAGAGACAACGCAAGGCACGACGTAAGGAGCTGCAGAAGACACTAGAGAAGCAAGGGAGGTTTATACAATGAAAGACGTAGTTGATTGCTTCACTAGCTTTGACATGAACAAAGGTCAAACAAAGGTATTCTGTGGCTTCTCAGGCATTAACAATGCGCACATAGTGTGGAGACAGGACGGAGACTTTACCACCAACACACTCATATACAGTGACGCTGAAGACGCCTTAGAGGACTTTAACACACGTAAGGAGTTCGCTCAGTCAATGGGAGTGTTAGACAGTGAAAAAGCGTAGACAGTACAGCGATTACCACATGTCGCAAACAGAGATTGCAAAGGTGTTAAACATGACACGGGCAGAAGTACAACACACGGAATATATAGCATTGAAAAAGCTAAAGCAATCTGGTAAGCTTAAGAAATTCTTTAATGCTAAAGACGACAAAGGGGACACAACGTGGCAAGAGATCAAATAGACATCTGGCAAGATGATTACGATGATATGGTAGAAGGTAAAGGCATTTATAGGGAGTACGTAGAACCTGACGTAGAGCCTGATTATGGACGTATGAACGCCATCGTGGAAAAGATGGCTTTTACACTGGTAGACTTAAACCACCAGGAACACTTAAAGAAGCAACGCATGGAACAACTAGGTGAAGCAATAGATCACTGGAAGTACTTAACAAGAGGTGTAAAGAATGGTTGAACAAATGTTACCAGCGCATCCTTTAGACTACTTTAGCGAAGCTGAGGCGGACTACATGATGGCAATGATTGAGGACTATGAGGTTGAAATGTTTAGACTTCAGGTTAAACAGAGGCTAAAAGAGTTAAACAGAGCCGAACTTGAGCGTAACATGCTCGATATTTACGGGGACGACTGGAAGAACTTATGAGATGTAAAGCATGCGACAGAATCTTGGAAGAAAAAGAAATGTTAAAGAAAGACAACCACGGAGAGTTTCTAGACCTATGCAATTACTGTTTATTTTCTTCTATTGATATTAATGTTGATAGTTTTGGTACTATTACTGAAGATTTATTCTTGACAAATGATGATGATTCTGATACCCTCTACTAAAGTAGTACATAAGTATTAATTAAGTAGTAAACAGAAGTAGTTAAACTAAAGTAGTAAAACATAGTAGTAAACTACATAAGTACTCCTGAAGTACTTCTGTAGTACACCAGGAGATAACTTAAGTATGATTAGAGACGAGTTTAGTGTGTACGAAATAACCGGTGGTGACTACTCCATCTATCGCCTTGGCTACAGTGAGGCTAGAGACGTCGCTAACGAGATTATAAAGGCAGACCCTTATGGTGGTATACCTTTTGTTTTAAAGCTCGAGATGGACACTAGAGAGGCTCCTAACGACAGTGTGAGACTAAGTAGGTCTGACTTTGAACTGTTCCTGGAGAAAGCTAGTGATCCTTTCCCAACACCAGAGGACGACTAAATGAAACAACCGGAGAACAACCATACTAAAATGTTTGGTAACGACGGACCCATAGGTAATGACGCAGAGATCATTCTGTACTACGAACAACACGGACCAGCAGAGCCTGTCTTGCGTATTCCCTTTTGGTACTGCAAGGACGAATTAGGGATGTACGAGAACTTCGAGGCGTCAGTACATCGAACAGCCAAGGCACTCAAAGAGTCCTATACGTACTGGCCTGAAGGGTACGTTCATGTTCAAACCCTTATTAACGACGAATACGTAAATATGATTTGACTGTAAAAATATTAGTGTGGTATAATATTAGTATGACTAGACATGATCTAGTTGCAACCCAAGTAAAGCGGAGACTATTCCAATGGCAGTAATCGAAGGTATTTGTAACTTTAGCAACATTACACAGCACGACGTGTTCAACGGACAAGACACTGGTCAATTCTCTATGACCATTACAATGGACGAAAGTGACGCCAGTGAGTTAGCAGCACACGGTGTTAAGATTAAGGACTACCAAGGTGCTAAGCAGCGTAAGTTCAAGAGTCGTTATGACGTAAAGACATTTGACGCTGAGGGTAATCCTTATGCAGGTGAGATTCCTTACAACTCTAAGGTGCGACTGAAGTACAAGCTAGGTCAACCACATCCTGTTCATGGTGTGGCAACGTATTTAGAAGCAGTGAAAGTTTTAGAAGAAGCAGAGATGGAACTTGGTGAAATTGCTGACTTCTAAACATGGCTAACTTCCTAAGACATGAAGGGTGTCCCAAGTGTAATTCTTCGGACGCCCTTGCTATTTACGACGACGGTTCTACGCATTGCTTTAGTGCCGTTTGTGACTACCATACACACGGTGACGGTGACATGCCTGAAGTTATCCCTATAGCAAAAGCAAAGCCTCTACAGATGTTTGGTACAGTGGCAGCAATACCCAACAGAAGAATCTCTAAAGAAACCTGTATGCGCTTTGGCGTAACCGTTGAGTACGGTTCTACAGGTGAAATAGAAAAACACTACTACCCTCTTTACGACGTCAACACTGGTGAAGTGTGTTCAGCTAAAGTTAGGGAAGTAAAGACTAAAAACTTCTTTAGTAACGGAGACCCAAAGACAGCTGGGTTTTTCGGACAACAACAGTGCACGACTAACAAATTCATAACTATCACTGAAGGTGAACTTGACGCCTTAGCAGTGTACGAAATGTTTAACAAGCAGTACGACGTCGTGTCCTTACGAACAGGTGCGTCCGGTGCTACGAAAGAAATCAAAGAGCAGTTAGAGTGGCTCGAAGGTTACGACACGGTGGTCCTTTGCTTTGATAATGACAAAGCTGGTGACGCCGCTTTGGAACAAGTCAAAGACCTCTTTAGTCCTAACAAGTTGAAGATCTGTAAGTTACCCTTGAAAGACGCTAGTGACATGCTTATGGCGAACAGGGTTAAGGACTTCACGCAAGCATGGTGGAATGCAAAGGTTTACCGCCCAGATGGTATTGTGGCAGGAACTGAAACATGGGACACACTGGTGCAGAAACGCCAAGTGAAGTCCATACCGTATCCTTGGAACGGCCTCAATGAGATAACAAGAGGACATCGACCGTATGAGTTGGTCACGATTACAAGCGGCAGTGGTATGGGAAAGTCCCAATTTATCAGAGAAATCGAATATGATTTACTACGCCGATGCGAAGGCAATATTGGAGTCTTGGCGCTTGAGGAAGATTTGGCCCGAACATCGCTTGGTATCATGTCGGTGGCAGCGAACAGGCCCTTACATCTGGAAGAGGACACGCCAGTGGACGAGCTTCGGCCATTCTGGGAAGCCACATTGGGAACAGGACGTTACTACTTATTTGACCATTGGGGGTCAACTTCAGCAGACAACTTGCTCGCCCGTGTTCGCTACATGGCAAAAGCACTTGACTGCAGGTACGTCGTATTGGACCACTTGTCTATCGTCGTCTCTTCCCAAGAGTCCGGAGACGAGAGAAAAGCCATTGACGAGATTATGACGCGTTTGCGTACGCTTGTGGCAGAAACAGGCATCTGCTTGTTCCTCGTGTCACACTTACGCAGGTCACAAGGCAAAGCGCACGAGGACGGAGCGCAGATCAGCTTAGGTGAATTACGTGGTTCACAAGCTATCGCTCAGTTGTCGGACATTGTCATTGGTATGGAACGTGACCAGCAGAATGAAAACGAAGACATTAGAAATACTACTACTGTACGAGTCCTTAAAAACAGATATACAGGTGAAACTGGACCCGCTTGTTGGCTGCAGTACGAGAAACAAACAGGGAGGTTACAGGAAGTCGCAAATCCTAATGTTGGCGAGGACTTTTAATGCGGACAAGAAGAAGAATAGATGCATTAATCAAGAAAAAGCATATTAGGGATTTTAAAGTTAACAAAGGGTGTCAAGAGTGTGGTTACAATGAGATACCTGAAGCATTAGAACTGGACCACGTCGACAGAACAAAGAAAAACTTTAAGATGTCAAAGGGACATCATTATTCGTGGGAAAGAATACATAGAGAATTAGAAAACTGTGTTGTTCTTTGCTCTAACTGTCATAGAAAAAAGACAACGGAAGAAAAAGACTACTTAGAAACCGACTACGTGGAGCCTGAAGAACTACAGTATGATTTATTTGGATCTTGAAGCTGACGGTTTTAACCCAACAACCATTTGGTGCGTAGTAACCAGGGAAAATGGTGTTGATACCGTGCATACTACTCCAGATAGCCTCTGTAAGGCTCTAGAAGGCTCTGTAAGCGTTTGTGGACACAACCTAATAGGTTATGACCTACCCGTGCTAAAACGCCTCTGGAGCGTTTCTGTGGCCTCTGAGCGTATAGTCGATACTTTAGTACTTTCACGTCTTTTTGACCCTAGCAAGTCAGGTGGTCATTCTTTGAGAAATTGGGGGAATGAGTTGGGCTTTCCCAAAGGTGACCACTCTGACTTTTCTTGTCTGTCACAAGAGATGATTGATTACTGTATACAGGACGTAGCAGTCACAGAAGCAGTACATCAAAAGTTAGTCAAAAGCATGGCTGCATTTTTACCTGAGTCCCTTGACTTGGAACATAAGGTTCAGTGGATCGTACAACAGCAGGAAACCAATGGTTGGATTCTGGACCAGCAATTAGCTAACGAACTTTGCGCTACGTTCAAGGAAGGTATGAATGACATACAAGCCGAATTACAAGAGATGTTTCCACCCGTTGTCGAAGAAAGGTTCTCTGAGAAAACCAAGAAGCGCCTTAAGGATAAAGTTACGGTTTTTAACGTTGGGTCACGACAACAAGTTGCAGAGAGACTTAAAACAAAAGGCGCTGTGTGGACAGAAGTCACGCCAAGTGGAAAGCCTGTTGTCGATGAGAAGACGCTTAAGCAGAACAATCATGTCCCTGAAGCGGCAAAAGTTCTGGAATATCTGTTGCTTCAGAAGAGGCATGCACAGGTACTCTCCTGGTTGGAAGCTGTCAAGGAGGACGGTAGAGTACACGGAAGAGTCATTAGCAACGGTGCTGTTACTGGAAGGATGACACACCAGCAGCCTAATATGGCTCAAGTACCAGCTGGACATAGTCCTTATGGTAAAGAGTGTCGCTCCTGTTGGACTGTACCAGAAGGTAAAAAACTCGTAGGTTTTGACGCTAGTGGCCTTGAACTACGCATGTTAGCCCACTACATGAACGACAAGGAGTTTACCAATGTCCTCCTCACCGAAGACATACACACAAGAAACCAAATGGCTGCAGGGCTGGAAACAAGACCTCAAGCTAAGACTTTCATCTATGCTTTCCTCTACGGAGCCGGAGACGCAAAAATTGGAAGTATCGTCGGAGGAAGCTCACATGATGGCGCAGAGCTTAAACAACGATTTCTATCAAATACACCTGCTCTTGAAAGCTTACGAGAACGAACTATTAGAGCGTCTCAACGAGGCTATCTCAGAGGACTTGATGGTAGACATCTCAGAGTTCGATCTGAGCATGCTGCATTAAATACACTGCTTCAAGCTGCAGGTGCTATAGTAATGAAGAAGGCTTTAGTCATCCTAGACGACTACGCACAACAGTGGAAACTAGACTATAAGTTTATAGGCAACGTACATGATGAAGTACAGTCGGAAGTGGTTACAGAACAAGCAGAGAAATTCGGTTGGCTTGCAGTCGAATGTCTCAAGGCGTCAGGCGTACACTTTAAACTCCGATGTCCGCTCGACGGAGAGTACCAAGTCGGAACAACATGGGCAGAAACCCACTAAGGATAAGATATGAAAAATATTCATACACTTATAAGTGACATCTACAAACTGGTTGAAACTAAAGACGTGCCGGAAGGTGTTGATATTGAGAGTTGTATTGAAGAGTTTGGCGAGGGCGTTAAGAGTCTTATGCGCCAAGAGTTCACACAAAAGCGTGACAACTCTCGTAAACTACGCATGTCCAACATAGGACGCAGTGATCGCTTCTTGTGGAATGTGTACAACGACGTAGAAAAGCTGGACGACATGCAGCCTAGTACTTACGTTAAGTTCCTTTACGGACATTTGATTGAAGAGATGTTACTTTTCCTTTCACGCGCAGCAGGACATGAGGTTACAGATGAACAGAAGAAGTGTGAAGTTAACGGTATTACTGGCTCTATGGACTGCAAGATTGACGGTGTTGTCACGGACGTCAAGTCTGTTTCAACATTTGGGTTTAGGAAATTCAAAGACGGCTCTATGGCTTATGACGACCCGTTTGGCTACGTGGCGCAAATTAAGGGATATGCGAATGCAGAAGGCGCTACTAAGTTCGGATGGTTAGCAATGGACAAACAGAACGGGCATTTGACGTACCTCATGTACGACGAAGAAGATACTCAAGCGCCTGTACATGAGAAGATTGGTTATGACATCGGTGAACACGTTGACCACGTTAAGCAGATGGTGTTGAAACCGGAGCCGCCTGAACACTGCCACCAGCCTAAAGCAGACGGTAAGAGTGGCAACATGAAGTTGGACATAGGGTGTTCCTACTGTTCCTATAAGAAGAATTGTTGGCCTGATGTAAGAGCTTTTGCTTACTCTTCAGGACCACGCTATTTAGTAGAGGTACACAATGAGCCGAAAGTCCAAGAAATCACCATTTAGAAGCACGTTTGAAGAAGATGTCGCCAAAATACTACAGGAGTTTAATTATGAGCCTTTCACTATTCCTTACACTATCTCTAGGAGCTACCGTCCTGACTTCGTTGATGTTAGCGGTTTATATCTTATTGAGTGCAAAGGATATTTCAGAGATGGAGACACCAAGAAATACACCAGCATCAGAGACAGCCTCCCAAAAGAACAAGAGTTAATATTTGTTCTCATGCAGCCTAACAAAAAGATACGTAAGGGTGCTAAGATGACTATGTCTGAGTGGTGTGACAAAGAAGGAATACTTTGGTACAGCATCAATACGTTACAGGAGCTTACTGACTATGTCGCTAACTCTGGAGGAAATTAAAGAAAAGCTTTTGAAGTTCTATGATCCTGACGACTTACTGGAGGCATTAGAGATTACTTCAGAAGAACTTATTGACAGGTTTGAAGACAAGTTAATAAACAGATTTGACGCTTTTGATGAGGAGTTTAAAGAGGAAGAAGTTTATGAGCATTGATAACGCAACACCAGCTGATTGGGACGCCTTAACAGCACTGAATAAACTATCAATTAGAAAAACACCAGACCCTGTTGAACAACCCGACCACTACAACAACGGAGCAATAGAAGCTATCGAAGCTATCAAAGCGTCTATGCCTGAGAACGAGTTTAGAGGCTATCTTAAGGGTAACGCTTTAAAGTACCTTTGGCGTTATGACTACAAAGGTAAACCAGTAGAAGATTTACGTAAGTGTAAATGGTACATTGAACGACTAATCAAGGAAATTAATTAATGGACGCATATCAACAGTACATACATAAGTCGCGCTATGCTCGTTACTTGCCTAACGAACAGCGTCGTGAGACTTGGGAAGAAACTATCGACCGTTACCTTAACTTTTGGATTGAAAAGGGTAAGTTAACACTAGAACAAGCTAATGGTATTTTTGCAGACATTCATGACATGGGCGTTATGCCTTCTATGCGAGCATTGATGACTGCAGGAGAAGCTCTTGACCGTGACAACGTAGCTGGCTTCAACTGTAGCTACCTACCTATTGACCACCCTAAAGCGTTTGACGAGATGATGTACGTACTCATGTGCGGTACAGGAGTAGGCTACAGCGTCGAACGACAATACGTAAGCAAGCTACCAGACGTAGCAGAGGAGTTTCATGACACAGATACCGTTATACACGTCGCTGACAGCAAAATTGGATGGGCTAAAGCCTACAGAGAACTTATTAGCTTGCTCTATTCTGGTCAGCTTCCAAAGTGGGACGTCAGTGGAGTACGACCTGCAGGGTCAGCCCTTAAAACTTTCGGAGGTAGAGCGTCTGGTGCGGATCCTCTTGTTGACCTCTTTAAATTTACCACAGAGGTCTTTAGGGAAGCTGCTGGATGTAAACTTTCCTCCATCGAGTGTCATGATATCTGCTGTAAGATTGCACAAATCGTCGTCGTCGGTGGAGTTAGAAGGTCCGCTCTCATCAGTCTCAGTAACCTCACTGACGATAGACTCCGACGGTGTAAGTCAGGACAATGGTGGCAAGACAATCCTCAACGTGGACTAGCAAACAACAGTGCTTGTTATACAGAGAAGCCAGACTTTGAGGCATTTTTAAATGAGTGGAAAAGTTTATACGAGTCCCGTTCAGGAGAGCGAGGTATGTTCTCTAGAGTCGCAAGTCAAAAGCAAGCTGCAAAGAACGAGCGACGAGATGCTACCTATGATTTTGGAACTAATCCATGTAGCGAAATCATCCTCAGACCTAACCAATTCTGCAATCTATCAGAAGTTGTTGTCAGGTCATCCGATACGCTCTCAGACCTTAAACGAAAAGTACGTGTTGCGGCTATCCTTGGAAGCTTACAGGCTACGTTAACTGACTTTCGTTACTTACGTAAGATATGGCAGAAGAACACTGAAGAAGAAGCACTTCTTGGTGTTAGCTTAACGGGTATTATGGATCACCCTACGTTATCAGGAAGGAGGGACAAAGGTGTTCTCAAGACTTGGCTCACTGAGCTTAAAGAAGAAGCTATTAAAACTAACGCAGAGTGGTCTAACAATCTTGGTATCAATGTTTCTACTGCCATTACTGCTGTTAAACCTTCCGGTACTGTTAGTCAGCTGGTTGATTCTGCAAGCGGTATCCATCCTAGATACTCAGATCAGTACATTAGACGAGTCAGAGCAGACGCAAGAGACCCGCTCTGTCAAGTCTTAGAATCGGCAGGAGTGCCTGTAGAGGACGACGTAATGTCACCCACTACTAAGGTATTCTCCTTCCCGATAAAGTCGCCTGAAGGAGCTGTAGTGGCTTCTGAGATGGGTGCAATGGAGCAACTTGAGTTGTGGGAAATATACCAGGACTTCTGGTGTGAACATAAGCCGTCTATGACATGCTACTACCGTGATGATGAGTTCCTGGAAGTAGGTCAATGGTTGTACAACAAGTTCGATAAGATAAGCGGAGTTAGTTTCCTCCCTTATTCCGAACATACGTATCAACAAGCGCCTTATGAACCCATAGACTCAGAGACCTATGAGAAGCTGAAGGAGGAATTCCCAGAGACGATCGAATGGAACATCTCTGAGAACTCCGACATGACGGAAGGGTCTCAACAGTTAGCCTGCACTGGTAATAACTGTGAGTTGTAAACTTAAGGGGGACTTCGGTCCCTTTTTTTATTTATCGTGTAAAAGCCTATATAGCTCAGGTTCTTGTGCTTTTATTAAAGCCATTTTACCGGAGCGTTCTAAGGTAATTTTTACCCTCTGTCTTTGTGAATAAGACATCTTCTTAATTCTTTCTACAGCTGATTTATCAAGTACTTTTTCTGAAGTAGTACTAACAAAAGGAGTTGTAGCAGCTACAGAAGGTGACCTAATTCCTGCTTCTCGTAAAGGAACAGTGGCTTGCTGTGCTCTATCGACAAAACCAGAGATTCCTTTTTGTAGTCCTGTCTGTTTAGCAAAGATACGTTGAGCAGTTTCTGTGGCTAACAGACGAGAACCAACAATACCAGAACTTATTGTGGCGCTCAAAGACGGTGAAGTTGCGGTCATAACTTGACCTACCAAAGCAGTATTAAATAAACGTTCAAAAACAGAAGCATCAAAAGACTTAGGAGCAAACCTAGCTAATTCTTTTTCTTTATTATTTAAGTTTTTAGCCTGTTGCTCTAAGTTTGCAAGCTGAACCCTATGATTTTCTCTTGCTTCAGTTACAAGATCCTTTACTCTAGCTTTAACTTCAGCTGTTTGACTAAGACCAGAAAAGCGGCCTCTAACGTCTTTTATATTTTGAGTAAGTTCAACTGCTGCGTTATCTTTAGCCTTACTTAATGCTTTTCTTTCTGCTTTTATTTGAGACTTCAAGTCAGAAGCAATATTGTTTACGTCTGTATTAGCCTTTTGTATAATAGTGGCGTTTCTTTCCCTAGCTAGTTTTGCAACACCTTGCGCTTCTCTTTGTAAGTTTACATTACCCCTTGCAGACATATATTGACTAAAACCTTTAGAGGTTTCAATCCAATCTTCAGCAGTAAACGCTCCTTGTACTACAGCTTTTCCTCCAGTAGCTCTTCTAGTAGATTCTTGGACTAGCCTCTTGGTTGCCCACAAACCATTCTCTGCGTCAAACGCCTGCCTTTCAGCAGAAGTAAGATTACTTTTAATAATTGTGTCAAAGTAGTCTTTAATTGAGTCAACATAGTTCCTAGTTAAAGGATCATTTTCAGTAACGCGATTAACTACAGTACCTATACGAGACCTAAGATTAACTAAGTCTTCTCCTGTAATTTTACCTTTAGTAGTTAGTTTGTTTAAACTTACTTCGGCGTACTCTAATACTTCATCTAGCTGTCTACCTACTAGTACAACATCTGGATCAGTCTCATGTAATTTCTTAAGATTAGCTATTATTTGTGCGGGGTTTACTTCATAGGTTTTAGATTTAGCTGTAACATAACCATACTTTTTCCACAGATCATCTAAAGCCTTTAAGGCATCTTGAGGATCTAAAGTGGTTATTGCAGTTACTTCGTCTTTAGGAGCAGCGCCAGGTGCAGCCATTGTCAACGCATCAGATCTAAATTGACCTTGAACAGCATTAACCGCCTCGTCTGCTTCTCTTATTGCAATAGCTTTTAAATCATCTCCAGAAGCGTTTTTAATAGCTGTAAGACGTTCTACCTCATCTTCTGTTAATCTTTTAGCAGAATTAGTTTCAAGTTTGTCGTTTAGACGTAATCTTTCTATTGCGTCTTCCTTCATTTCGTTTAAAGAACTTCTAGATAAAGAAAGCTCAAGTGCGTTTGCTTTTTTAGCTCTAGATACTTTATTAGCTGCTTCTTGCTTTAAGTTTACAGCGGCTTTACGCATTATGTAAGAAGGAGCTATCTTTGAAGCAACAGCCCTAACTTGTTGTTCAGTAAGTGTCATACCACCATAGGCTTTAGAAACAACAGATCTATAAAAAGGAGCAACAGGATGTTCAGTAAACATCAAGTTAATAAAATCTTTGTTTTGTCCTAACTGTTGTGCCATTTTATTGTTTACAGCACCAGAATAAACTTTCTTTACGCCCTCAAAACCAAAAGGAATTATAGCACCCGCTGCAAAACTTAATGCAGCATTGTTTAAAGCTTGATCTGGATTTTCTCCTTCAAACCCAGCTACAGCAGCAAGAGGAGCGCCAACAGCAGCAGAAACAACAGGTGTTTTGTAAGGAGCAACAGCAACACCAGCTTTATTAAGAACTCGTTCTAAAGGTTTTATAGCGCTTGAAATAATAGGAATAGAAGACCTTGTAGGTGCTTGTACGGCATAGTGGGCCGACATTTTACTTAATGTAGCAGCATCGTCAGCAGATAAACCAACTTGCCCTCCTATAGCAGATCTTACACCTTGACCGCCTTTAATTGCGGCCTGTCCTTGCCTTAATCTAGCCGCTGTTGTTAATAGAGCACCACCAGCAATAGAGACAGGAGATAACATATTACCTGTTATTTGACCTATAGTTCCTGCAATAGGTTTTCTTTCCATAAACTCTGCTGTTTCCGTTTCTAAATCAGACAGCATTTCCTCACGGATAGTAGTAACGTCTTTACCTTGAGAAAGTTCTGGATAAAAGGTTTTAAAAGCAGCGGCAGAAACCCAACTACCTACCTCTTCACTTTTGTTTAGCCACAGTCCATCAACAACTAAACGAGCAACCATTGCTAGATCATTAGAAGTCCATTCTTCTTCCCTATCTAATTCTTCATATAAACCTTTAGCAACTCTTTCTTCTGTTTGTTGCTCTGCGGTAATAGCATAGTCTCTAAACCTATTTACAGAAGATGGTTTTCCTGTAACAAAACGGGAATAACGGTTGTTTGGAGATATCTCTTCTCCAGTAACAATATTTTGTTCTGCCATGATTAAACCTCATCTGTACTTAGCAGGAAAGATTTTAAACGCTTCTTCAAACTCAGCTAAAATCTGTTGTCTTTCTTGATCTGTTTTAGCGTTTTGGATATCTATATCAAGCTGCTCTGCTGCTCGACTGTATCCGTTAGCTATCCTAGTAAAGCCAACAAAAGTAGGCGCCCGAACTTGATTTGGACCCATTTGTTGTTCTATAAAATTTTCTGAAAGAAGGCCAATGTCGATAGTAGCCGTTAATATTCTTCGTTCGGCGTCTAAATAATCTTGTATTTCTTGTCGACCGGCGCTTGATGGAGGAAACCCATCAGAAAAGATAGCAATGTCTGTATCAGAAGCTACACCAGGAGGAAGACTATCAATAATTTTAGTATTTTTCTCTCTTATGAATGCAGTTTTAGCTTGCTCTGATTCATCTCTTACTCCAGCGGCAGTGTAAAAAGCAGTTCTAACAGTCCCTAATAAACCAGAAGTAATATCTTCTGTCAATAATTTATTACTTAAAGTTGTGTTTGACTGTAGAGAAACATTTGCTTTACCTGTTGCGTCTTGGTACTCATAAAACTTGTCATAAGTTTGAGGAGCCATGTCTTCTGGTTTAAAATCCTTTGCAGGATCTAAAGGTATAAGATCAGCTCTATTTCTGCTTTGAGCATAGTTGTTTATAGACTTTGTAGTGTATTTTCTTTGCTCTACAAGAGTTTGTAAATGGTTACTAAACTTATCATCGGGTGCATTAGCATATAACTCTACACCTTCAGGACTAACTAAAGCAGACCCTTCAGCAACAACAACAGGTTTTTCAGGTTCTGGTTTGGTGGCTATATAGTTTCTAAGAAAAGCAACGTCAGCACCCTCTAATGCTGCAACCATCTCAGCATCCTTTCTTTCTTCCGCTATTTTAATAGCTCTACCTTCTAATGCTTTCCTGTTCCTTTCTTTTCTTTCTACTTCTTGTTGAGCAATAGTAGATTGACGCTTAACTTGCCCACGCTGTTCTGCTTGTGCAATTTGCTCAGGTGTAGCACCCAAGCCAACAAGAGAACCAATAGCGTCTTGTGTGTCAGCACCTTCAGCTACTGCCTGTTCCATACCAAACAGACCGCCAGTAATACCACGCTGAGTTTGCTCACGCTGCTCCTTCATGCGTTGTGACGCACTTGTCATAGCAGGACCAGCTGCTGCAGCTCTACCTACTTGATATAGGTTCTGACCGAATGCAGGTTGCATAAGACCCTGTAGTAATCCTTGTGAAAACCTAGCCATCTTAACCTCCTATACCTAGTAGTTCAAAGAAGGGGTTAACAATCTTAGTTATACCACCGCCCATACCAACTGATTGTGGTGTCAACAGCCCTGACAAGAGACCTGTACCAAGTTGACCATAAAGGTTAGCTTGTCCAAGACCTGAACCAAGCAGTGCCTCAAGTCCACCCATTTCTGCTTCACCAAACAAACCAGCGCCGTACAGCTGACCACGTTGTGCCATCTGTGCAGCTGGTAGACCTGCTTGTAGGACGTTCAATGCTTGCGCTTGAGGTGTATAACCAGCACCCATGAACTGACCGCCTAGTTGCGCCTGTTGCATTTGCTCTTGCTGTGCCTGTTGCATAGCACTAAGCATGGCCTGGTTACGTGATTCTTCTTGAGCCTTAGCCAAAGCAAACTGCTCAGGAGCGCCTCCGAATTGCGCTGTACGCAAACCTAAGCGTCCTTGTGAAGCTAGACGCTCTTCAGTAGCAAGCCTCTGACGCTCCTCTTCAGGACGCTGTGCTTGCCTAATGCGTTCAAACACGGCTTGCTCACGTTCCTGCGTAGGTTGCATGGCTTGACCATAGAACTGACCAGCACCTCCAAACATCTGTTGTTGGAATGCTTGTTCTTGAGGAGACAAACCTACAGTAAGACCGCCTTCAGGAGTAGTACTTAGTGCTCCTCCTGTTCCTGTCGTTACTGTAAAGGGACGGAATTGTGACTGCTCCATTCCTGTCTCAGCAAGCTCACTAGATTCCCTACGCGCTTGTTCACCTATGTCTCCTAGACGCTGATAAGCTTTACCTGTAAGTAAACCACCAGCGCCAAGAGTACCTAAACCTAATAATTGCGGTAAGCTCAGCATGATTTAATTCTCCTCATAGTAATTTACCCATTAAAGCCATTACGTTAATCTCCTGTAGTGACAGCTGTGAGCCGTCAATCTCCGCTTCTAAACCTACAACAACACTAGTTCCGTAGCCTGTTGCATTTAAACTTCTTTGGTTGGTCAAAGCACCACCTGTGAATTCCACAACGGTGTACTCACTCTCACCGAAGAAACCAGTAATTTGGTCTCCTACTGTAAACTCTGCTGTTGAGTAAGTACCCTTAAAGTCATAAGCCCACTTCATGAATACTGTTGCGTTGTTAGCACCTACTAACGTTGGCTTAAGCTTCTTAAGAATCTTTACTCTAGAGCTATCACCAAATGTCAAACTTGGGCTATAGTATTTAAAACGGTAGCCTAAACCGTTGTCCTGATAACCAGCGTACTCACTAATACCTTCAGAAGTACCTATGTAAAAGTCACCGTTGTCTAAACGTGCGTAACAAGCAAAGCCTGTAGACGGCCACCGTGTGACACGATAGGAACCATTTTCTGTTGTTCCTCGTACGTCAAAACAATAAGTGTTATTCTGACCTACAAAAGTTAGTAAGTAGAAACCTTCTTCAGGGCTATAAGCGGACCTAAAGAATGAAGTTTCTGTCTGAAGTGAATTAATTATGTCCTTAGTAATGTTTCCTGACAGACTGCTAACAGGCATGGACTTTTGTTGTATTGTGCGTCCAAAGCTCTTAAGACCGGTATGTGACAAAAACAGTACGTCAGTGCCTGTATACTGCACAGTGTCTCTGTCTACACAACCAACGCCAGCTACAGTATCTTGAAGAACCATAGTTGCTGGTGCTTCTGCTCCTTGGTATACAATAATGCTATGCTTACCAAAGATAATTAAGAAACCATTGTGTGCAGCCAGTGCGACAATCTCGTCATAACCATCGGGCCATACTTTAGATACATCAATAGAACCACTAGTACCACCTGAGAAGTTATGACCAATTAAAAGGTCAGACCAGTAAACAACAGAAGGGTTTGAACTAAGTCCTGTTACCCAAAGACGACCATAAGCTGACAGTACTTCGTTGCCTTGTACAACGCCGGCAGAACCAGAGACTGCATCTAAACGTACTACAGACGAACCGTCGTACACCAAAGGTGCATGAGAAGCTTGAAACAAGTAAGCCTTGTCATTAAAGTTAACAATCTTCCAGTTGTCAGCAGTGATTGTATAACCGCCAGGCGTAGCGTCTGTAAGAGTAGTAGTTCCTGTGAATACTTTATTGTTACCTACAGATAAAACTACACTACTACCGCTACTTCTTTCAAACTCCTTTATAGCTCTAATTGTTCCTGAGCCTAAAGCTGTCTTGTTAGTTGTAATAACAGCATGGCCCTTACGTGCAGCAATACGACCACGTTTGTCAATCACAGCATTGTCTGCAATCTCTGCAAACGACGGATCTTGAGCAAGTGGCGAGTCCTCAGTGTTAATACCTTTGAACGCTGGTGCTACAAGATTAATACTCTTTAGTTCTTGAGCCATATCAGATAGTCCTAAAGTACATCTCTTCTGGATGCTTGGCTGCGTCTATTGCGATAGCGTCAGACAAATACCTATCAGCAATACCAAAGTACTCAGCAGTAGAAGTGCCTCCTGTCTCACCACGTTCACGGGCTAACAAAGCAACAGCAAGGTGTATCACGGGTTGAGTAGGTATTAACAACGTGTCCGTGTTAGCACTTAAGTCACCTTGTCGTTTAACTACATCAAACCGCAAGCTATATACACCATCTGGTGTTGGTCCTGCGAGAACTTGTGTGTCACCGCTGGCGTCTAAACCGTTGTACGTGTAGTACATAGGTGCGCCTGTAGCGGCGCTATTGATGTACAACTGCTCGTTAAACCAGTCTTTACTTTGGTACTGCATAAAGACGTTACTAGTATCGTTAAGCACACACATGACCTTTACGTTGTCACCACAGTCAGTCAATGAGTACGTGTTGTCGTCAGCTGTAGTAGAAACAGTAATAGTGCTTCTCAAGGCAGACCAGTCATTGGACTCCTCTACTAACTTCTTAGCGTCGTTAATAAAGTCACCAACCATTTTATTGTAAGTAGTACTAGTAACTGACGTGGTTTCTTCTTCACGTAACCTACGTAGCACACTGTTCATAAGGTTTAAATATGTCATCCAATATATTCCTTAAACAAACTGCTTGTTATTGAACCTGGTAATTCCTCTAAAGAGGCTACGTAGTCAACTTGAGGTGCTTGACCTATTTCTTCCAAAGTAGGTAACTCGTAATTAATACCTGACATAAAGGGACTAAAGTCAGTCTTTTTAGGAGCAGTAGCCATCATACCTGTACCACTGCCAAAGCCAGGTCCAGTACCATCACCAGTACCAGTCCCTGTTCCAGCACCTGAACCACCTCCAGTTCCAGAACCGTCACCTACACCTGTTCCAGTACCAGTACCGTCTCCTGTACCGTCTCCAATTCCAGTAGTGTCCTTACCTTGTGTTTCTGCATCCTTACGTTCTTGCTCAGAAGACTCAAGATCTTTCTCTAGCTGTTCGTCAGCAGCATCTTTAGTTGTTTGTTCAGCATCCTTAGCTCCTACCTCAGCACCCGTGTCTTTCTGAGCATTCTCGTCCTTAGTAGCTTCCTCAGCAGCCTGTTGTTCCTTAGCGGCTTCCTCAGCTGCTTGCTGCTCTTTAGCTTGCTCTTCAGCAGCTTGTTCCTTAACGGCTTCCTCTGCTGCTTGTTCTTCCTTACGAGTTTGCTCTGCTTCTTCCTTACGTGCTTGCTCAGCTTCTTCCTTTTGCTGTGTTTCCGCAACAGCTTCCTTTTCTGACCTTTCAGAAGCAGCTTCTTCCTTTTCCTGAGTCTCAGCCTCAGCGTCCTTTTGAGCTTCTTCAGCGTCCTTAGCTTCGTCCTCAGCTTCTTTTTCTTCGGTCTCTGCTTGTGCGTCTTTCTGAGCTTCTTCTGCAGCTACCTCTTCTTTTTCTTGAGTTTCAGCAGCAGCATCCTTAGCCGTTTCTTCCGCGTCCTTATCAGCCTCTTCAGCCGCCTGTTGTTCCTTCTCTTCGTTCTCAGTGTCTTTCTCTGCAGTTTCGGCAGCCGCTTCTTCTTTACGCTGCTCTTCAGCAACTACTTCTTTGTCTTCCTGTTCAGCAGCAATGTCCTTTTCTTCGTTTTCAGCATCTTTATCAGCTTGTTCAGCAGCAATGTCCTTTTCTTCGTTTTCAGCATCTTTAGCTTGCTCTTCGGCAGCTTGCTCATCTTTATCTTGTTGCTCAGCCTGTTGGTCTTTTTCTTCTTTTTCTGCTTCTTCTTTCTGTACTTCTTCAGCAGCTTCTTTTGTTATTTCCTCAGCCTCTTCCTTTCTTAGTTCTTCGGCTTGCTCCTTCTGTTCAGTCTCTGCTTGTGCGTCTTTCTCTGCGTTTTCTGCAGCTACCTCTTCTTTTTCCTCAGTCTCAGCTTGAGCATCTTTTTCTGCAGTCTCTGCATCTTTAGATTCAGTTTCAGCATCAGCTTCTTTTTTAGCTTCTTCTGCAGCTACCTCTTCTTTTTCCTGAGTTTCTGCAACGGCGTCCTTCTGAGTTTGCTCAGCGTCCTTAGCAGATTCTTCTGCGGCTATGTCTTCTTTTTCTTGGTTCTCTTCTTCTTTAGTAGCTTGCTCAGCCGCCTGTTGCTCTTTAGCTTGATTCTCAGCTTCTTTATCGGCTTGTTCCGCAGCCGTCTCTTCTTTCTGTTGAGTCTCTGCCTCTTTATCTTGTTGCTCAGCTTGAGTTTCTTTTGTTTCTTTTTCTGCGTCTTTTTCTTGTTGCTCAGCTACGTCCTTTTCTTGAGTCTCAGCATCAGCATCTTTCTGAGCTTGTTCCGCTGCTTGAGCCTCTTTTTCCTCAGTCTCAGCTTCAGCGTCCTTTTGAGCTTCTTCAGCAGCTTGCTGTTCTTTATCTTCAGTCTCTGCGTCAGCTTCTTTCTTAGCCTCTTCGGCTGCTTGCTCTTCTTTCTCTTGAGTCTCAGCCTCAGCGTCCTTCTGAGCTTCCTCAGCAGCCTGTTGTTCCTTTTCCTCAGTTTCAGCCTGAGCGTCCTTCTCAGACTGTTCAGCAGCAGTATCCTTATCTTCCTGCTCAGCCTGACGATCCTTTTCAGTTTCTTCAGCGTCCTTCTGAGTCTCTTCAGCGTCTTTATTTTCTTCTTCGGCTTGACGTTCTTTTTCAAGCTTCTCTGCTATTCTTTCTTCTTTGTCTTCAGTTTCTGCCTGAGCGTCTTTCTTAGCCTCTTCAGCAGCTACTTCTTCTTTTTTCTGAGTCTCAGCCTGAGCTTCCTTATCAGCGCGTTCAGCCGCTTCAGCTTCTTTTTGTTCAGTTTCAGCAGTAGCTTCCTTATCAGCACGTTCAGCCGCTTCAGCTTCCTTCTGTTCGGTTTCAGCAGTAGCTTCCTTTTGTGCTTCCTCAGCAGCCTGTTGCTCCTTCTGCTGTGTTTCCGCAGCTGCTTCCTTTTCCCCTTCTTCTGCCGTTTCTTTATCAGAGCGTTCAGCAGCGTCCTTAGAGGCACGTTCAGCAGCTTCCTTAGAAGCACGTTCGGCAGCAGAGTCTGCCTCTTTTTGAGTTTGCTCTGCCGCTTGAGTATCTTTCTGTTGTCGTTCTGCCGCGGCTGCTTCTTGTTCTTTCCCTGTCTGTTCTGCAGCAGCCCTGTCTTGATCCTTTTGTATTTCTTCTGCAGTGTCGTCAGCAGTAGGAATAGTGCTTGCTAATGGGTCGTCTTCGTCAGTAGGAGTAGTAGAATCACCACCGCCTCCACCTCCGCCACGAATTTCGTTTAAAATATCTTCTACCGTTTCTGGATCTTCTGGATCTGGATCAGGATCATAATTTACATAACTAGGATCTCTTGGTCCATCAGGCTCACCTTCAAAGTAAGGAGTATTGGGCGTGTCTCCCCAATCAGTAACTCCGCCAGCATCTCCTTCCCAGTTTCCTTGCTCATCAGTGTTTCTACCGCCTACTCCTTGATTAGTATCGATAACAAGAGTGTTTCCAGAACGTTCAATATAGTAACCTTGTTCTGCTAAAGCATGTGCCAACTCTGCCCTGGTTTCTACACCAAAAGCGTCCATTAATTTTTCTTCGGTGTTTAAATCTATAGTTGCATAGCCACGTTCATCAACAGAATATAAAGGCTCTGTTTCCCTTAAAAAAGAAAATAACTCCTCAATATCCCCAGTTTCGTGCGCCCTTGTTGCAGCATCGTAAAAATCTTGGTCGTATTCAGCTCTGTAATCAACACCACCAACAGTAGTCATTAATGCTTCAGAAAGACGAAGTTCATTAACAGTAGGATCTGAATTTGGGTCGTACCCTGCTTCACGCCATGCTCTATTGACAGAATCAAACTCGTAACTATTTCCGTCTGCGTCAATAATTAATGTAGGGTTATTGTCCACATCATAAAAAATAGAGTTGCCACTAGAATCAACATGTATTTCTGCATAATCAACAATTTCTCCTGTTGATTCGACTCTGTACACGCCTTCTTCACTATCGTACTCAATGTCGTTACGGTCGTAAATATTCCCCTGTTCGTCAATATAAACTTGGTTTATTGATTCAGCAGCAAAATTAGATAAAGAAGCAGCAAGCAACTCTTCTCTTGTTTTTTCGTCTTCATCAACAACATCTCCAACACCTTCTACAGCGTCTGCAATGCCTCGTGCAATTTCATCAAATTGGTCTAAGTAGTCAGGAATGTCTACCTGGAACAAGTCCCGTTGTTCAGACAAGAAGTCTTCAATAGCACTTATGTCAGGAAGATAACCACCAAAGAACTCTCGTAGTTCATCGGCAGTAGAACTTGCCATTTCTTCTAGGTTTTCTAAGTAGCCTCTAAACTGCTCCGAAAGACCGGCGCGAACCATAGCTTCAGCAAGTTGCTGAGGATCTAAGTCACCGCTTGTTGCTAACTGAGTAACTGAGTTAATAACACCTGCTTGAATAACAGCGTCTGCTAATTCATTACCTGTCTCTAGTGCCTTAAGAATGTCTTGTGCTGTATCTGTATCTAGCAACCCACCAGAAATAGCAGACTGTACAATGCTTTCTAGTGTTATGTCTATGTCTTCACCGGTTAAAACCGAAGAACCTACTGTAGAAACTACTGAGTTAACCGCAGCGGATAAAGCAGCAGCTGAAGAACCACTTAAGTTTAAAAGCGCAGCAACGTCTTTACCAATACCAGCACCACCTAAAAAAGAACCAGCAGCAATCTGCATTCCTATTTTTACGTAGTCAGTAAGACCTGCATGACTTACGTCTACGGTCTTTACATAAGCAGATCCATTCCACCGGAACTTGTCACCTGACTCACTGTAGACTGTATCGTTGATGCCGTACTTTGCTAGTAGTGCTTGGTTTTCTTCAGAGTTAACCCAACGGTTATACGCTGACGCTTGGTTTTGTGTACGTTGGCCGTACAGTTCTTCATACGTTAAGTTAGCATCGTCACCGTACTGAGTTAGATCCTCGCCCTCAAGGATCATTAAATCGTCTTCAGACAAGCTACCAGTGTACTCGTCCCAGTTACCTACGTCGTAATCACCAGACTGAATTAACTCTTCACGTTCAGTCATGTAAGCAAGGTAGTTGTCAAACGTACCAAAGACTTCTGGTAGCCTGTTTACGGTGTCACCTTCAAAGTACTCACGCAGTTCTGCTTCAGTTAACTGCTCAGCTTCTCTACTTCCGTACAAAGAGTCTGGACTAGCGGTACCACGCTCAGCACCTCTAAAGAATGTAAAAGTCATTTCAGCAGGTTCTTCTACTGACTCATCACCTTTAACATCACGCGCTGGTTTAACGCCACCAGTATCTGGAGCTGTAGTAGGCGTAGAAAGACCACCTACAGGTCCACCAGCAGGATCAAAAGGGTCTGATTCTCCTGGTGCTCGTTTAGTAGGAGAAGACGTAAACATTCCATTGTTGGTTGACGACGGAACTTTAATAATAGTTTTATTAGATATGTCTCTTTTGGGGCTTACAGGCATATACCCAACAGGAGTAAACTCAACAAGTTTTCCGTCTATCTCTAAGATGTCGCCGTATCTTGGAGCCGCCATATTACTTCTTCCAGTTAGCTAAACCACGTAGCCCAAACGAAGCCGCAACAGCAGCACCCAAGAAACCTTTGTACCACTCAGGCATAGAATCTAATGCTTCAAAGCCAGACATTACTACAGGAACCATGCTAGGAAAGAACGCAAGAATACAAGGTACTGAAAACAAAATTGTAAACCACTCGTCTTTCCATGAGTTAGCCGCATTGTTCGCATGTATGTTTTCCCAGTTAGCGTCCTGCTGTATAGCTACCATCTTACGCTCATGGACAGCCTTCTTTTCTTCTGACTTGCGCTGAAGATGTCCACCAACAAGGTTAACAATAGGTCCAATAAGCTGTTGTATCATTCTGTATCCTGATCCCAAAGAGCTTCGATAGTTCCAATACGAATTGTTAACTCGTGAACCTCTTCTTCTATCTGACGTA